AGGATTGTTTTTCTCACCAACAAAAGAATTAAACATTGATATTGCTAAATCTTTTGGTGGAATAAATTTAGATAACTATATTGGTGACCCTTCCGACAAATATAATAGTAAATATAAATCTTTAGATTCTTTAAGAAAATACTATTTTAAAAGATTTGATAATAGAGACATCTATTCTTATATCAATTTAATCAAACTATATGAGAAATCTATGTTTGAAGATATTAAGAAAATGTTACCTGCAAGAGTTAAAGCAACTACTGGTTTATTAATTGAACCGCATATTTTAGAAAGAAGTAAAATACAACAAAAGAAACCTTCCGGAGATGAGTATCAACAAAACGCTACAATAGATTATAAAAACGAATATAGTGTTGTATCTGATATAAATCAATATGAAACAATTGTTGATAGTAATTTATCAGAAAATGTAATAGGAGAAAACAATCAATATGAAGTTACAATATATTCTGCTTCATTAGATAAAACAATCGCAGAATCGTATCAATTGGATAGTTTAATCAGCCCAAATAATAACTTGAATCAAATAGCTGAATCTTTTCAAAATGAAGTAACTATTGATGCCGGATTAGGTGAAGCTACTATTTTAACAGAGGTTGATATATACGATATGAACACATTTGTTGGACAAAGTGATTATGAAACAATTGGGTTTGGTATATATGCAGAGAATGGGCATGCGATTAGAACATATTTTGACAAAGATGGTAGAAGAGTTAAGGAAAGAATTAAAGTAGATTTAATTAAGGAACAAAAGAAAAGAGATGTGGTTGCATACAATATAGTAATAGATGGAAAAGGTGACCCACGTGGTGGATACTATTTAACATCTTCTATTTATTATGAAACCAAATTAAATATACAATCATTCGAAAGTGCAAGTGTAATTAGTGCAGGAACGGGTGATATTGTTGAAGTAACAAAATTAAACGGATATTTACCAACACATTATAGAAATACTTCGGATTTAACGAGAGGAATGGAAAATTCTTTTTATAGGGGTTCAAAAAATACCGCAGCAACTACTTTGGATGGTAGTTCTCCTATTGAAACATTTACTTCTAATCCAAATACATTGACTGTAAATAAGACTGGTAGAAATGCAAGTGAACCAATTTTAGAAGTTGAGTAACGGAATTTTAAAAATATAATATTTATAAACAAAGAATAATAAAATACTATGGGATATTTAAGTAATACCGAATTAACAGTCGACGCTATTCTTACCAAAAAAGGTAGAGAAAAATTAGCGGCAGGACAAGGATTAAACATCACTCAATTTGCTTTAGCAGATGATGAGATTGATTACACACTCTATGAACCGGCACATCCATTGGGTTCTGCATATTATGATGCAGCAATTAAGAATATGCCTGTATTAGAAGCTAATCCAGATGAGACACAAGTAATGAAATATAAATTGGTAACTTTACCAAAAAATACAACTCGTATTCCGGTTGTTGAATTTGGTATTCCAAATGTTTCAGTAAATCAAAAAAGTGGTGAGGTTGCATTATCACCAACCACATCTCCAGCGGGTAATAGAAGAATGGGATATACAATTATCCTTTCTAATAAAAATGCAGGTGATGTTATCGGTGAAGGTGTTACTGCTGATGTAGGAACTGTACCAGTATTTATTGGTGACGATGTTTCTGCAACTGCAGCAATTTCAAAAGGATTAACATTTAAGTTTATTCCAAACCCATCTTTAACTTCGACTATTAGAACTACAATCACAGTCTATGGTAACGAAACAGGTGGTTCTCAAACAATTCCTGTGACAGTAAACTATGTACAATAAATAAAATATGGCAGTAATAAGAGACAATAGAGGAGCCCTTTTGGCAAGTAATATATCAACATACTTAGCAGGTGCAGCTAACACCGCAGGAACTCCCGTCGACACAAACGAATTAGTAAGCATTGTAAACCAATTTTTAGGACAAGGTGAACAAATTAGTGCAGATTCAACTACCATTACAAATGGTATTTATAAAAAATTTGGTACAATTGATAAAGTAACTAATAGAACCGAAATCGTAACTTCTGGAATATGGAGTGGAGATACTGGTTCTTTGGATGTTAAAGCAAACTACACATCATCTGCTCAACAAACAGGAGCAAGTGGTAAATATTATTTAGATGTGTACGATACAAATGATACCGGTTCAGGAGAAGTTCAGTTTTCAATTGCATATGGCGATGTTGATGGAAAGGGTGCACCCACATTAACACAAACCGATTCATCTACAATGCCAACTAAGGCAATCTATAATCAATTAAAAAATGTATTATTAGATGCAGGAGATAATTATTTTAGTGTATATACTGCTTCAACTGCAGGTGGACATGATATGAAATCATTCTACGCAATTAATATTAATAGAGCTAGATACAAAGAAAGATTAGACCCAGGAAATATTTCAATTCAACTTTCTGGTTCTCTTGCAAGCAATTTTACACTTATTGATGATAGTGGTGGAACCGACGAAAATGTAACAACTGCAGGTAGAGTATATAATTTAGTTAGTGGTTCATTAAATATTGGTTCGGCTTTAACCGCATCAATTGACCCAACCAACGGATATAGTGCACCAAATAAACAAGGATATGGTTTATTCTATCCAGATATGGGTATTATATTATTAAATCCAAACGCATTGGCATCAGCGGTTGACCCTAAATTGGGAGAAGCTAGTAGTTCTATTGCAAATGTATATCATCAAAACAATGGTAATGCATCGGGTTCGGTAGCATTATTAATGGCAATTAGTGGTGGTATGGACTTCCAAGTAAGAAGAACTGAAAATGTTTCTACATCTCATTACTTTGTAAGAGCAAATAATAGAGAATTTAATTTCTCAAATAATCCAACATTCGTAACTGGTTCGGTTGGAGCATTTGTTAATACATCATTTGAAAAAGACCCAAAAGTGTATATTACGACAGTAGGATTATATGATGATTCAAATGAATTATTAGCAGTTGCAAAAACATCTAAACCAATTGAGAAATCATTTGATAAAGAAATTGCAATTAAAGTTAAATTAGACTTCTAATCGGAGAATAAAATAAAAACTATGGCCCACCTTAATTTGGTGGGTTTTTAGTTTTAAGATATTTATATTAGATATGTTAAAAAGAATACCAAAGTCAGATATTAGTATTAGGCCGTTTAAGGCATATAAAGAATGGAGTTTTGATAATAACTCTACTGAAATTGATTTATTAGAAGCAAATATCAGTTCATCGGAATTATCTGGACTATATCCTAAAAATTCTATATACGGACAATTAAGAGCTCAGTTTTATAATGGGCACGAAGATAATCCATTTTTAAGATTTGGAAATAAAAGTAATGTTTATAACGATAATTTACTTTCAAAAGAAAGATATTTAGAAAACGATGCAAAAATAATTTCTATACCACAAATATATGTTGGTGAAGGAATTAAAAGAGGTTCTTTTAGATTAATTGATAATGGTAACATTATAGAAGATGATTTAAATGGAAATTTACTTTTATTAGGAAATGATACTATAACATTCGAATTATTTAATTTAAATGGAGATGATTATACGTTTGATTTACAAGGAACAAACTATACAGTAACAATAACAACTATTAATTTAGAAACAGGCCAATTAATTTGGTATTATAATGGGGAAGTATATATAACTACAATCGTTTCATTTGATATTAATTCTGGTGAAATGGTAGTTACTGATGTAGAATTCGCAGCTGCGGAAAACTCTAATGAAAAAGCTGGTAATATTTTCTACAATTCTGGATTAATAACTTTAACTAGAAAGCCAAACCAAAGATTAACATCTAATTGGGATTTATCATTTAAATCTACTGAAACTATTTACGAACACGAATATCTTCTTATAGCAAATGAAGATGAATTTAATGTTTCAACAAATCCATCTGCGGTAGTAGAAGTCGGAAGAGAAACCGGATTCGTTACAGGCTCCGATGGTAAAGTATACAAAACAACCACATACCCTGGTGTTAAATATATTAAGAAAAAAACAACATTGGAAAACGGAAATGTAATTGATTATAGTATAGTTTCAAGTTATAACACTGCAATCTCCGGAGGTTTTGAACAATACGATTATAGTTCATCTTTGGATTCAACAGGTTCATTCCTTGCACCATTTATTACAACTATTGGTTTATACGATGACAATTGTGATTTAGTCGCAGTGGCCAAATTACCACAACCAATAAAATCGTATCCTGATTTACCTGTAAACTTTATTATACGATTTGATACATAATCTTATATTTATAATTAAAAACAAATAAACATGTCAAAAATTTTAGAATTATACGAAGCAAATAAAAACAATTCATTTGCAAAAGGCAATCCAGATGAAAAAGCTTGGAATGCTCAAAAAAGAGATATAACTCCATATTCAAAAGAGCAAAGAAATCCACAAGGTGATATTGATTCCGATGCTATAAAAGCATTAGAAACTAAAAAAGGTAAAACTAAATATCAATTAGGAGATTTAGGTGGAAACAGATGGGCCCCTTTTAATGATGTAAAAAAATACTCATTAGGAGTTAAAAAGGACAAATAAACCAATTTAATGGCAAAAAAAGTTACAAAAAAAACCAATCCTAAATGGGTTGCACAAAAGTATGGATTTAAGTCTGGTTTAGAAGAAACCATTTCTCAACAAATAGAATCACAAGGAATTAAAGTAGAGTATGAGACCGAAAAGGTTCCATACATAATTCCTGCATCCACTCACCACTATCATCCCGATTTCAAACTACCCAATGGTATTAGAATAGAGACAAAAGGTAGATTTGTGGCAGCTGACCGTAAGAAACACTTATTGGTTAAAGAACAAAACCCAAATATGGACATTAGGTTCGTATTTTCCAATTCAAAGAACAAAATCACC